GTCGTCAACTCTGAAGATTCTGAAGTATTGGTTAGCTCTATCTGAACCGATAGTACCATCAATAGCTACGTAAGGGTTAGCAATCATGCCGTACCTTGTTTTGAATCCCATTCTTGGTTGGAAATCGTTCTCACCAACTGCTTTAACCATTGTTAAAGGAACGTAAGGACAATAGAATAGTCCAGCGTCGTATGGGTTTGAACCTCTATAACCAACACAAACGAAGTCAATTGTTGCATATGGGTCGATGTAAACTTTAACTCTACCATTTAGTAATCCAGCGAATGTATTACCAGTATCGTCAACGTTTAAGTCAACTGAAAGAGCAGGTGTGTAGTCTAAAAGACCAGCAGCTGCTAAAGCTGAAGCTACGTCTGAAGAACAGATAATGAAATTACCTTTTCCTCTTCTTGTTTCTTTAGCGATAACATTACATTCTCTCTCAATCTGCATGATTAAGCCTTTAAATCTCTCAACCATCCATCTTCCGTCTGAATCAGTGTTAACATCAAAAATACCACTTACAGCAGTAGATGATTGTAAAGCACCGATTTTAGCAGTTTTAAGAATACTTCTAACGACTTCTCTGTTGATTTCAGCTAAAATTTCAGCTGAAAGGATGTTAGCCAATTCGCCTTCAGCGTCCAATCCATGAACAGCTTTAAGGTCTTGTGCTAATTCCATTGTGTACTCAGCTTTTAGAGCTCTTGACTTAGCTGTGACAGTAGCTTTCTCGATTGTGAAAGCCATCTCTCCAAATGAACCATCTCCTGATTCACCAACACCTAATCTTTCAGCAGCGGCTGTGGATAAACCAGAACCGAATGTTGAAACTGTGTCAGATTCGTCAGCGATTGTACCATCTGTATCAGCATCAGTCACTCCACTTAACCCTGTTGGGTCAGCTTGGTGAGTACCTGTACCTGAAAAATCAGTATCAGCTTCATTAAATAAAGCTTCAGTACCGCTTTGTGTTGAGTACTTAGATTTCATTGCGAAGATTAAACCAGTTGGTCCACTCATAGGTTGGACACCAGCTACATCATAAGCAATAAGGTTTGGCATTGCACGTCTTACTAAAGAAATCAATACTGGGTCAAAAGTACCAATGTTATTTGGTGCTGAACCTGAACCGATATTGTTAGCAGCTGCAGCTTCAGAAATAAAATTTCCTTGTGCTTGAGCTCTTTCTTCTGCAAGGGCAACTTCCTGGTTTTCTAACAATCTAGCTGTGACAGCTTTCTTGTATTTATTTTGGATTGGGTCTACACCGTCATGGTCTAGAACAGGACCCCATTTTTCCATTAAATTTGCGTCTGCATTAAACATTTTTTTCCCCTATTATTAAGAAATGTGTTTGTTAATAGCTTGAGTATATCTAGCCATTGACTCAGATACAACTGATTGCTCAGCATTATCTTCACCAAGTAAGCTATCTACTTCGTCCACTGATTCGCTAACTTCACCTTTGAAGTATGAATCTCTAATAGTTTTAACTTTATTTTCAAAAGTTTCGCTATCTTCAAATTCAACATCTTCTACTAATGATGCTAATTTTTCAGCTTCAGTTTCTGCAAGCCCTGAAGATTGTTCTCTTACAATTTCAGCTTTCTGATATTCAGAATTCTGAGCATGTAATCTAACGTTATCTTCTGTGGTTTTGTTTAAAGATTCTTCGAGCTCGTTTACTTGATCGTTGAGTTCATCAACTAAGTCAACTTTACCTTCAGGAACCTCGATATAATGTTCTGTGAACACCTTTTGAAGTGAAGTCATAAACTCTTCAGCAATTTCTGTACGTAAACCGTTAGTCACTGCTAATTCGTTTTCTTTCATCCAATTCTCTACTACGTAGTCTAAGTAAGCATTTACTTTTTCTACTAAGTCATCATTGATTTCTTTAACTTCTTCTTCAAGATTTGAAGCATATTCAGACTCTAGTCTGTCTACTTCTTGTGTTAATTTTGAAGTTAACACTGCTTCGAAGATTGCTTGAGCTTTATCACGGAACCCATCAGAAAGAGTAGCCTCTTCTTTAATGATGTTTTCTAAGTCTTCGTCAAAATCAATAGCTTCTACTTTCGCTTTAGCTTTTGGGTCAGCTACTTTTTTAACACCTTTTATGGCATCATCAGCTGATTTGACTGAGGCTTCTTCATCATCGCCAAGAGCCATCTTTGAGAACATTTTCTGCGCGTCCTCTTTTCTTGCTGCTTTGAGCATATCTACTGCTGCTTGGATGACACCTGCTTTGGTTTTAGGCACGTTTACTTTAGGTGCAGATTCTTTTTTAACAGATTCCTTTTCCTCTTCGTCCTCGTGTTCGCCTTCTTCCATTTCTTTGTCATCATGATTCTTCATGGCATTAACTTTCTTTTTGCCATAAGTTTCATCAAGATTTTCCTCGTCTAAAATTTCTTCATTTTCTACGAGCTCATCTTGCTCTAATTCAACAGATTCTAACTCTTCAGCAACATTATTAATAGCGTCGTCTGACATAGTTTTATCCCCTATTTATTTTAGATTAATTTAGAGAGGAAATTCTTAAAAGCTCTTATTTCAGCTTCTGGCAATCCAGTAGCTGGAGTGCTTTTAATTTCAGTCTCAATTTCTTCAATATCTTGCGGCTTAATAATACCATTATCCCATACCCAGTCAACACCTTCCATAACTCCATTTACAAATGCACTTGGAGCTGAAGGGTCCTGGACTATATCTATAGTAGATAACATAAAGTCATCTCCCACATAACTGGTACCATTCTTCTGTACAAGACTTCCCAGACCACGACTTGATACACCAAGCTTAACACCGCCTTCGAGTAGTCCTTCGACTATTTTTCCCATAGGGGTTTTAAGAATTGATGCTTTACCCACAACATCATTTCCCTTCCATTCAAG